GGTAGGAGCTCTATATCCGCTCTGTAGGTTCGACCCCCTGAGCTATAATTATAGGGGGTCTACGACCACCGAGAGGGCTACCGTCTACGCTCTACTCTACCCCTACCCCTGCGGTGGCTCGCACTATCTCCTTTACCCCTACATCATGAAGCATCTGCAGTACAGTTCTGAGCTCTTGTGCGTTGGGGTGAAATAGAATAAGTGCGATGGCTCCTCCAGCGATCATGTTACCGATCTGGCCATTACCTAGCGTGGCGATGACCAGAACGATAATGAGTAATGCTAATAGAGATATCATAGCTGATATATGGATACTGCTTGCTCTACGAGCTTTACATTAACCCCTAGGATATTAGAGATCTGCTCTAGAGTGAAACCCTTCTCTTTGAGTTCCAGAATGTCTATTACCAGGTCTTTGAGCTTAGCCATTACTTTACCTCCATCACAAAGTCTACAAGTCGGACGGGCTTATTCATCATACGCTGTAGATCATACGTGAATGCTACTGCCTCTGCTCGATCCTTTGCTTGTACTGTGTACTTGTACTTGTCGGATCCGTCGTACTTGTTGGTGTATACTATAAATGTCTTCATACCGTCTCCTCGAACATTTTGGTGCCTTCGTTTAGAAATTGTCGCAACTGAGTCTTTACCAAAAACGAATACTGATCTTCCATGTCTACGATGAATTCTAATGCTTCCAAAAAGCCATAGTTCCATGACTTTTGAATTGCTTCGATTTCGTCAAATAAATCCTTATACATCACCCACACCCTCCAGAAAAATTGCTTCGTAAACATATTCTTTAACTGCGGTGTCCATCGCTTCTTCTAAACCCTCTACCGACGCAAGATCTGTTAGAAGTTTCAGAACATACTCGAACGACCAACCTGATTCTTTTGCTGCAATTACGATACCGTCAACTATTTGATTACCTTTGTCTGTGAACATTCCGTAGTACATTACTTTCTCCTTATACTGTAAAACCGCCGAACCGCTTGTCTTTTGCAATCTCTGCCTTGCGCTTCGCATACTGCGCTCTCACGTCTTGCTCTTCTTCTTTCGCTTTCATCATCTCGCTTAGAATGAACTTTGCTATGTTCAACTCCTTTCGAACATCTCGTCCCATCGCTGCTAACTCTTGCGCATCGCTTAACACTCCCATCACCACCATCTCAAGCCCACTGAGTCTTGCTGTGACGCTGTTCATATACTCGTCTCGCACTTCTGCTTCGGACATTCCATAACACTTATATTCAAATTCGGTCATCTTTTTCTCCTTTTCCTTATTGTGCTTCGATTATAGCACACTTTGGTCAACTGGTCTAATTGATTATAACTATTGAACTGGGGTTCTTCATAGTTAAAATCTTAGAACGTATTCTCAGATGACAGTTCCCATTCCTGATACTCAATATCTCCGTTTAGGGGATCCATCTGTTCTGCAAGATCAAAAGCTTCATCCACATCGTTTGCTTCGACAAACATAGTAATCTTGACGGTTTGGGTAAACTCGAATTGTTTCATATTTTCTCCTTTTCCTTATTGTGCTTCGATTATAGCACACTCTGACCAAAATGTCAAGCTTTTTTTGAATTAACAGAAATATAATGAAAAAGAACCCCAGACTAGCTGGGGTAAAGACCGCCGTCGTATTCTTATGCGCCCTGGGTCATAACATACTTTGCCAGTTGCTTCCAGTCACCACCCTCTGCGCGAATCTTTACCGTCGAGATCAATGTACGCAAACTTAGATTTGATACTTTGTCTGCGTGGTCTTTGATGAACGCAATCGCATCTCGCTTATACGTCAAGTCGAAGTCTTCTAAGAAGTCCGGCGACTCGATAATTGTCTCCATACGCTCGACCTTCTGAGCTTGTGTCATGCTTAAGTCTACGCACAATGCTCGCGAACGCACAGCCTGGTCGATACGATCTAGATCCATGTTGCTGATAAACACGATGCTACCTGTGAACTTGAAGCTACGGGGAAGATCATCCTCACGCATATCTGAGTTCCAGTTAATATAACGCTCACCGTACGAGTCTAACGCACCCTTCAGCAAATTCAGCGCTACTGGGTCTTTTAGCACACTGTCGCAGTCGTCAAACACTAACACCATACCGTTACCATCGAACAGCGAGCGATACAAGCCCTTTGCTGTGCTGAAGCCTTTGATGATCTTGTAGCATTTGCTTGCATTGAGAACTGTACCTACCTCAAACTCTGCCAGGTCTGTTACATTCTTGTAGCCCGCTGACTCTAGGGACTTCAACACTGTGTGCGTCTTACCCAGACCACCCTGGCCTGTGATGATCGCTGATGCTATAGTCTTCTTGCTGACCATACCCACCATCTGCTCTACGAATTCGAATCGTTTATTAATTCCGAACTCGTCTACTTTCGGTGTCATATTGTTCGACACTACACCCACGTGAAAGCCCATTTTAAAAAGCTGGTCTTTTACATATGATTCATGTCTGCTGCGTGACACCATCTTACCATCTACGAACCCTTCGAAACGATTCTTGGCGCTGTTAAATTTGACGGTCACATCCATTTCTTTTTTCCCTTGTTCTTTAATCATGTCATGATTATACTGCCAAATGGACATTTTGTCTAATTGATTGTAACTATTGGGGTAATAGGGAAAAACTATTACAGAAAGTCCATATCAGTTTCCCACGAGTGCAAACCGGTCAACTCATACACAGACCCCACTCCCATCTCATAGTCGAAGAATGCTACCTCATCTCCAGCAACAGTGTAAATAATAACACCGCCGACATCGTCGCTATCAGCTCCACGCAAGTACTCTGCCGCTTCTTTCTCGAACAGATCAATCATCTCTTCTTCGTTATTAATAAACTTCGAGACATCATATGTGTGTGAATATTTCATATACTCTCCTTATGCCCAAGTCAATTCTTTTGCTGGAAACAAAATCTTACCATCGAACTCTAGCTGATCTCGCTCGTATTGCGTCAGATAGTCGTCGTCTACGAGCTCCCAGTCTATGATCGTTTCTGTATATGCATCAGTATCTTTCTCGATCTGCTCACGCAAACACATGACCGCTGTGGTTGCTTCTTCCTCATCCCAGATCCCTGTGACCACGTATTCGTCGCCACCCTTCGCCTTCCAGTAGGCCTCAGTCCCAGTCCCCAGCGTACCATCCTCACGCCATGCATAGTTCTCGTAAACCTGAGTGTAAATTACTACCTTCATTTTGATCTCCGTTTCTTCACTATAACAAGATTATATAATCATATGGGGAGAATGTCAATCAAAAAGTAAGTACCCAAGCGCTGGACTTGGGTACTGTTAAAGAGTTAATAAAATAATAAAAAATTAAAAAAGATATAATATCTGTGCTAGCCTAACCATATCTGCTCATATCTGCTCATATCTACGTTTCTCTACGGGACTCTGCACTTACTCTACGTTATCTACTCATTTCAACAACTAATATGCTATTCTTTATAGGCTCGATTGGGTATCGCTAGATACCCCTATGCGATATTTTCTGCTGTATTCTCTCGATTCTCTTATATAATATTTTGCTTATTTACCGCATACTGCTTGAACATCTGCGCTACCATATCCTTTATCGATTGCTGCTAGTCTACATTCGTGCTGCAGAGCTCTGTCATATGAAGCTACTGCTGCCATTGTTACAATGAACGTGACTAAAAAGATGCCTAAAACTGTTACTTCTTTCATGATGTGTACCTTTATATAAGATTGTTACTTTAACGATGCTTTTACGATTTTACCCTTCAGACGCCGCATCGTTGTTGACTTCTGAGGGGTGGTTTTTAGAATTTACATAAGACAGTGTTGTGGGATCTATGTTAAATGCCAGAGCGCAGTATACCTTTGATAGTTCTGGTGATACGTGTGCTTTATCTGTGTTATTCACGAGTAGCTTGACGATCTCTTTGATATCTGTTCTCTTGTGCCAGGTGCCGGTGAAGATACCTTTTGGGTTATTGTAACCTTTTAGATTCGTTACGTCATGCACGACAATGTATTGTTTATCTGAGTCTTTAGCGTGGTGCTCGATCCAAATTCGTGCTTGAGTTGCTGTGCCGGCGATGATGAAAAATGGTTTCACTGCTTAGGTTTTTCCGATCGAATTAATTCACATTTGAAATCGTTTTTGCCAACGTAAAAACTACCTTGTCTTGCACATTCCGTTGAAACTTCTTGATGTGCGAGAATCCAGCCGACGATCACACCGACGATAAAAACATAAACTAGAGAAGCGGTAAAGTTCATTGTTTAGGTTCTTTCTCTATCAATAATGGGCCTTCGAACCAGCATTCTGTATCTGTTAGAATCCAACCGTTTTCTTCCAAATCAAAAACACTTTCATCTATAATAAACTGCAGTGCTTCTTGATCTTCTTCGCTCATATCATCAGGGAAGATTGTTTCAGCGTACCAACCGTCGTACATTCCTTCTAAATCATATTCATATTCCGTGGCGAACATGTCTACCATATCTGCTGTTGGACCCGAGTTCTGCTCTAGAATGGGTGGATTAGAATCTTCGGTACCCAGATACACTGCGCCAAATCGATAGCCGGTGATGTAACGAATCACCATACCATCCTTCTCAAATAACATATGCTCCCAGACAGATTTCTTCTGTTCTGTAGATACCTTCCACCAGGTGTAGTTTTGGTCACTCATTACTCTTCCTTTAAATCGCCGGAGATGCAAGGATCACCGTTGAAAATATAAACATTTGATAAAACACTTTTCTGCTCAAAAAGCTGATTATTGTAACACTTGTATGGGTCTCTCATCGTGCTCAACGCATAGTAAATACCATAACCAATACCTCCGACAATGGCCAGAATAACAATGTATTTGATATACTTTGCTATCTCCGGCATGAAGCCAAGTATCTTTGGTAGGAGCTCCAGTAATGCTTTGAGATTATTCATAGATGACCAAAATATCCGCAGCTCGACGAGACTCTGTGATTGGTGAATTTCCAAGTTTTATCAACGTGTTCTTTAGCTTTCAAACATTCTTCCTTGCTTGGCATTACTGCTCTCAAAGAACCTGAATTTAATTTGGTTGTACTGGGTGTCGAAGCCACCAGCATAATAACAAGTACCCACATATCGTTTCTAACCCAATCTAGATGCCATACCAACCAAAGAGATCAAATAATAGACTCCGCCGGCAGTGCAGGTTAAAGTAAAGGCAGCATGGCCATAGGCCGCTGGTTTGATTCCGTCCAGATGATTCTTTAACAGAATAGCAGTGTTGAAGCCTGCTACCCATATAAGAACAAATGTAACAATTACTGCAATTAAAAGTGTATTCATCGTGTCATCAAATCAAGTGCAGATGCTGCGTTTAAGGCTGACCAAAAGATATAGAAATATCCCAGGACAGGTCTTCGTTCCTCAAAGTGCTCTTTTGACCAATGCCAAAAAAGATAAGACATAATCAAATTAAGAAACAGAACCATTTTCTTTTAGCGTAGTCAAGTAGTCCTGCAGATGACGCTTGCTGATCCATTTACCAGATACATCTGTTTTTGCTGATCGTAGAATCTCTTCAAGAACTTCTACAATTCTAGATACGGCAATTTGCTCGTTTACTTTGTCTGTTCCCATTTGATATCAAAAAGTTTATATAGAATTCTGGTAATCAATCTGGGCTTTGTGCTTCGTCTGATTCTCAAGTCATCTGTTTGTAATATGATCGGACCTACGGATACACTGCCGATTGCGTTATAAGTGATTCCATTTGGTGCAAAAGAACTCACATCAATATGATATGGCTTTGCCCTGGTATCACACTTAGTATAATCTAGATCTAACGGTATCTGTTCCGTCAAAGGCCAGAAGAACTTAAATTCTAATTGCTGACTCATATCAAATTAAAAAGAATAAATGCCGAAGCCAAACCAAGACCAAACCATTCCATCAGAGTGAAATTTCTCATCAGCTTCAAGACGCCTGGCGCCTTGTTGCTGAGAAAGAAAATAAAGTCGTCGTAATATTTCATCAGTCCAACCTCGATCCTGCGTATGCAGAAATGCCTAACTTTTCTCGAAGAATCTTCGCAAATGCGATAGCGCCTTCTTCCTTAATGTCGATATTTTGCACATTCAACCCGCCTGGATTCCATAGATCAAGCTGACCAGACTTCCAGCTGGGTTTGAAACCATATTCAATTAATACTTTACCTAACTTTGAATTACGGCGAACCTTGTAAACCTCAACCCAGGCAAAGCCACAAGCATAACCATCGCCACCAATCTTATCATACATTTGCCTACTGGCATTCTGTGCGGCATCAAAGGCTTCACGAATAATATCTGAAACTGTAGTCATTTCAAGCTCCTATCAATATTCTGCAACAATAAGACCATCGTTATTCATTTTGACAAACAACTTACCATACTGCCAAGTTTCTTCTACCTTATCTCTGTAAGTAACCTTGTAACAAAATTCTCCGCCTTCGGTAATACCCAGAAACTCTCGTTCCATAACACGCTCGACATCTGTATAACCTGCATTCTTAAGCGCCTGATCTAGACCAGTGTTGGACAAACTAGACAGCTTTTTCATAGTCTCTGCAGTAATCACTTTCTCTCCTTATCTTTACTATAACATAATTATAGCACAACTTGACGTCTGTGTCAACCGAAAAGTTATTAGCAAAGTGATATTTTCTTACGAATTTCTGTTATATTTTCAACAACATCAAAGGAATCATTGCCCTTTACATAGACAAAAGTGCCCTGATCGTAGGGCTTCATCCAGATAATGAAATTTGAATTAATCCAAATTTTATCATAGTTTGCTCTGAGTGTCAGTTCTATCATCATTTTGTTTTTTGATCTCATCTAATATAGAAAGAATATCAGTTATCGGAATGGTTTCTCCCCAGTAGTCTGACCAAATCATTGGCTCAGCATTTGCCTTTGGCTGAGGAAAAGGAATGATGTTAGTCATCTTGCCAATCTATTCTCACTCTAAAGAAACCTGTTCTTCCTAGTTCATCTTCGGGTATAGCTACAACCGCAGCATTGTACAAAGGATTCAAATAATCTTGAATGTCCTGATTCAAAGAATCAATTTGATTTGCTTTGTAAATCTTATCCATTAATCGAATCATCAGTTATGCCTTTCTCTAACTACCCAACGATCACCCGCTTGAATATCCTGGCAAGTTTCTTTTGCATCTTGCAAAGTTAGACCAGAGTGATAACGCATACAACGCTCAAATAATTGATCACGTTTGCTCACTCTACCTAAACCGTAGGATGCGAATGAAATGAACAATATGATCGAAATCAAAATAATATACTTAACTAGTTTTAGCATGACTGTTACTCTTTTTCTTTGGGTACTTAGTACACCAAATACATTTTTCGGATTTGATATCGTAAAAATAAAGTTTAGTATCGCAATACTTTTGCTTGCAACCTGGGCAAACAAAAGTCTTTAAAGTATACTCTTTCTCTTTCTTCACTATGCTGCCTGTGATACTGCGGGAAGATCCACAACTTTCATATTGCCAAACTCTACTGTCCAACTTGCCCAGTCTTTACGTCTGATGCAGCTGTAAGAAATATTATTCAAGTAGCAGAACTTCCAAGCATCCAAGTAAAAATTGAATTCGCGCATTTGTATCTCCATATTAAAAATTAAATTATATATTCAAATGATCTTTTTGTCTTGAACAAGTTGTTCAAAAGTTTCCCACAACCTGTTGAACTTTAGCTCATACATTTCCCTGAAGCCAAGAAGAAAATTCATTTGCCGATCTTCATCCATGGTTTCCATACCATAATAGAACAAATCAATATCGTCTGTTACCTTCCAGCAATCCAAAATTTGCTGTTCAAGATCAAATCGATCCCTTGCCTTTAATACATCACTCATATGTTTCCTCCACTATTAAACCATTACTATGTATATCGCGAACAGTATCCATATTCTGTTCAAGCTTTAATTCCTGAGGTGTCTTTAGACCATACAATTTGCGAGGATTGCCGCATAAAGAACACTGAGGGTTACCGCAATCCATTGCATGATGCTTAACCAAACGATGAGGCTCTCGTTCATAGCGAGTATTGCCCCCTCGTACTTTGATAATTCGCATTTGCTTTTTGATTGCATTCTTATTGCCTTGTAAACGCTTAACACGCTTTTCTTTATCTTCTACGTTGCTCATAACTCCTCAGCTTAGTTTGAAATTACTTAGAACTTTCTGGGCATCAGGATAATCATCATCCAAAAGATTGTCCAGATGTTCTAGTAAAATTATTTGTATAAGTGCGTTGACCTCGGTTTGAGTATTTTCATCTAAGGTTTCTTGCCATTCCTGAAGATCCTCAGTTGTTTCAATACTCCACATCTTATCGAGTAAACGAACTTGCTTCTTTGTTAAGCCATGTAGTTCTATCTCACCCTCGGGATAATTAGTCTTCATCTTTTTACTTTGGTAGCCGCTCATATTATCCTTGATTATAAACAATTAAATGATCTACTGCACAAGTGGTGGTTGGTCTATAAATCTGCTGTTCACCATCCCATTGATCTTGGTCAAACAATTTGTCATATTCATTTATAACAGCAAATCTAATTTCTCTGCCTGTAGTGTGACTCTTGACAAAAAATTGTTTGGTGCCAACTCTAACTGTACTGCTACTTGGATAAGTAAGAACCTTCCTATCCTTAAACCATGTGCAGTCACTTAAACTAATTACTGGTATAGTATTCATTGTGTATTAAGAGCAGGTGAATAATCAGCAATCAGCTGCCGTTCAAAACTATGAGCAGCTGGCTTGCCACGTACTACTTCTAGAATTTGAGAATAAAAGTTTTCTGCGCCGTAACGACGAATTGATTTGCACAAAGCCCAGTCTTTGTTTTCAGTCAGGGCCCTGCGAATATGCTTTTGAATACGCACTTTAAGATCTTTCTGTCGAAAGCCTTGAGTAATGCCGATATAATAATCGCCAGTTACAGTGTTGGTGATACTGTAAACAATGTGCCTGCGATCAGATCGTTTTTTCCTAACCATGCCATAATTATATAATCAATTGCGCACCGTGTCAAGCAAAAAGTTTCGGTTAACATTCTGTTAATATTTATACTTTATTAATTATCAGTTTGTTAATCTTTTGGTACGCATTTGTCTAGTTTGGCATCTTTTTCCCGTTTCCAGTATTTGTCACATATAGTACAATGATATACTGTGCCTTCTCTTGAAAAAGGATAATTTTTGATTGAATGAATGGCTTGTTTAGTTGTTACTTTTTTCAGGTCGTGATTTGTTTCAAGTTTAACCATGACAATCGAACCATCTTTTTTCTTTGAGATATCAAGTACGTCATCCTCTTTCCAGCCCAATTCTTGAAGCATTTGTTCTGGTAGCTCTAGTACAGCGTCACCGTTCTCAAGAACAGCAATTACATTTGCACTATAAACTTTCGGTTCCGTCTTCGCCATTGATGTATCTCCAGGCTTTTTGTTCTGCGTCTTCATATGATGATGCCAATATAGTAAATTGAGCTATTTTATCTTTGGTGATCTTGATATCAAAAGGCACAGGCCCTCTGAATTCAAGATCGTCTTCTAGAGGTATTAAAACTTTATAATACTGCATCTCTTTTATTCGATCCATTAACTCTCGAACATTGAATGTACTCATAGTTTAATACCTATTTCTAAGACACTTGTACCTGGCTTTGCGATATAACTCATTGCCAGCCATTTCGCATAGAATTGCATCTTCGTATTCACCGTTAGGTACCCAGTTATACTCGTTACCTACTAACATAAAAACATAAAGTATAAAGTGCATTTAGATCTCCACACATTTCAATTCAAAATGATCTGCACGTTCCTCGTAGTCATGATAGCCACGTGGATTACAGAACACCCGAGTACTACCAACCATATAATCAAAATCCTCATGAGTATGACCATGAGTCCAAAGCTTGATGTTTGGATTATCAAGCATAAACTTAGTTAGATCTGAACTATACGCAGAGTTCATTAGGATCTCATTCTTGTAGCGAGGATGAGTACTAGCCTTACTAGGTGCATGATGCCCGCACACCACTACTCGCATACCTGCAGGTGTATTGTCTAATACTTTTTGCAGAGCTTTCATAAATGCTTGATGGTCTTCATAGCAATCTTCAGGTGTAAATTTCGCAGGACGTTTATGGAATTCCTCATGAAACATTTCTCTACCATGTTCGTCCATTTGAATTCTACCATTCTTATCATAAGCATAGACATTACGTTTATAACTTACCATACGTGCACTATTTTCAACACCTCGAAAATCGTTCATCATACCAGAAATCATTTGCATAGCATAGTCATCGCCGGGGCCATTGCCACAATCAAAGTTTGTCCACATGGTTCCACCGAAGAATCGTACACCTTCAATATCTACAAACTCTTTATCAAGAAAATGAATGTTGCTGTAGTCTTTTAGATGTTTTCGAATGTTGTTTGCACTCTCCGCATAGTCACCGTGATAATGCTCATGATTGCCCATAATCATGATAACATTCTTGAAGTTTTTGCTGGAGCTTTCCATAAGCTCATGAAAACGCTCGGTGTGTCTCATTTCTGTGATACCGAGGCCGTCTGGTTCATTTAGATCGACGGCAACGCAGATGTCCCCGCCTAATACTAAGACATCTGCATTGTTATCATTAGTCAGCTTTAGCGGACCAAACTCAAGATGCACATCACTGGTTACTGCGATTTTCATTATGCTTTCCGATCACTATAAAAGATATGTCTTCCTATCTTTCCTATTCGTTTTTTGCCCCAATTAGGACTAACCTCGTCATTGTGAAAGTAATAGGCAGATTGCATCTTCTTCATTCGATAATTCTCGACGACGAATTTCTTAGCTACCTTTCTACTTTCTTCCCATTTTTCTCTATTAATAGGCTTTTGCCTATAATTTTCGCAAGACCAACTAAATTGACAAACCATTTTATCAGCTATGATGCTCTTTTGATATACCACGCCGCATACCGAACTTGGGAATTTCCCAGATTCTAAACGGTTTATGGTTACCTGAGCAACAGCATATTTGCCTTCTAATGGTTCATGGCCTGCCTCATAATATATGTTTTTTGTCAAGCAGTCAACCTGTTTTATGTTGTCCCTTGCTCTATTGTATTCTGCTATATGCTTCTTTCTATCTATTTCTACAGTCTTGGCATTAACTGCCATATTTGTTGCTGTACATAATAAAACTACTAGGCTTGCAGTTTTTATGAACTTCGTTATGAAGCTGACCGCTACTTTGGCTTTGCTCTTCAAACTTATTTCCATCTAACTCTCCTGGTTGTTGAACACGTTCACCTCCCGATAGTTGTACGCACCTCCACTTTTCTACCAACTCCGGGATCATAGTCTAATCTTTGTATGTATTCTTTATTATTGTATACATACTTTACATCATATCCAATTACTCTTTGATATGATTTTGGTTCCAGAGAACATCTTTCATACGCTCTGGGGGTTTCTGTAATTTTATCTGCAATAAATCCGCCCAGCAATAATCCTCCGATTGCAGTTGCGGTATCGTATTGAGAACCAATTGCTGCACCTAGAATCGAACCAATACCAATTTCTCTAGTATTGTTTTTTACTCTGCTAGTTTCTGTGACACATCTATTTTCGGTAACATAGATGTTCTCATAAACCGGAATGCTTTGGACAATGACTGCCGTATCAGCCAAAGCAAGATTACAAAGAAAAAGTGCGCCTAAGGCTACAGATTGTTGCAGTTTCATAATTTACCTTTTAGATAGATAGGTTAAGGTTACCTATTCACACGACAATTATATAATCTAAAATGGAAGAAGTCAAGCCCCGTATTTCAGGGGCTTGTCCATTATTGCTGCGGAACGACTTCAACCCAGTTGGTTGTAGCCTCATCCCAGGTATAGAACTTTGGTGGGTCACCTTGACCGGCATCTGCAGGCATTGGAACAGGTGCATTCCAAATGCAAGTTTGTTCATCAAGAACCCAACTTGGAAATGGTTGAGGTGCGTAGAATGCGTCTTTTACCGCATCATACACCATACCAATTCCGGCATAGTTCTTGCGTAAAGGTGTGCCGCCGTTTCTATGTTGTCCAGCGTAAGTATTATAACTTGTTTGAACCCATGTGGATGGATCGCCTACTGCTCCAGAATCAATAAAATCTTGTTCTGCAACAATAACTTGAGTTACAATACCATTTTCTACTTTAGCAAAATGACTCATTTTTTCTCCTTATTTAAAGCCAACCATTGCAATAGTTTCATACCAAGCTATCGCAATGTTATTTTTAACATAGACTAGCGTAGGATTTGCATCGTCCACGATGTTATCAAAATCTAAACCTGTTTCAAATGTAGCTTTATCTACATCTTGATTGGCAGGATTACTTAAAACAAAATCTGCGATTGTTGTCTGCATATTTATTAGTTAAATCTAAAAGTTCCAGACTGATTATAAGTATATATGGTAAATCCGCCCGATGACGTGATATTGGCGCCTGTAGTTATAGCAGTTGATATGGTGTTCGGATGTCTAAGTATAATAATACCCGAACCCCCCTGTCCGCTAGTGCCGCCACCACCATTTCCTCCGCCTCCTCCGCCAGTATTTGCAATTCCGCTGGGAGAAGTCGCACCACCGGTGGTGCCATCGCCGCCGCCACCTGCACCACCCGCGCCTGTTATAGTATTATAACTTCCACCCCCACCTCCTCCTGCGTATGTAACAGGAGATCCAGAAATTGAGGATGATAGACCTACCCCTCCTGTGGTTGAAGGTGCTCCTGCTCCTTGTGCCGCACCACCTGCTCCACCTCCGCCACCAGAAGGAGAACCCGGATTTCCAAATCCTCTTCCTCCAGGAAATCCTTGTTGACTAATTCTTTGTGTTCCGGGAAATCCGAATCCTGATCCTCCCGGTACGTCTGTGCTTCCAGTGTCACTATTTCCGCCCGAACCTCCACCCGAACCGCCGTTTGCGCCCTTATATGTTTGTCCGTTGGCTGACACGATTCCACCACCAAAACGTGTATTGGCTGTGGCACCACTACCCCCACCTATACTGATAACCGAAGAAACACTACCTATAATACTAGAATTACTTCCATTTCCGATTATCGTTGACGGAGCTAATCCTCCAGAATATGCGGCGATACCGCCTCCACCCACAGTAATAGCAACGTTTGTACCAGGCATAATACCTACATTGGATTCTAAAAATCCACCTGCACCACCACCACCACCTACACCACCTCCGCCTCCTCCGGCAACTACAAGATAGTCAACCATAATAGGAAGTGCACCGGGTGTAATAATAATCGGCAACCTTGCCTTTTCTACGTTTTTTGTAGAATGTGCTCTTTGACTATGACGAATAATTGCCATTTTTAGTAGATCTCTGTACCGTAAAGATTAAATGCTACATTTCCTTGAAAAGAAAATACTGTAACTACATCATTTGCAGCTAACGTGACTCCCATTGTCATGCCAATGGCATCTTGAGCTCCTAATGCAATGTCATAAGCAATATAATGGGCTCCTGTTATAGTATTTCCATTCGGTCTTGTAGCTATTCTAAAAGAGACATTTGATGATGTTAAATTACAAACATTTAGTGTAGAAACCACAGTACTATTCGCCGTAGGTACTCTATAGATATCAGTAAATGTATTTGCTGTTGGTAAAGCTTGTCCTAAAATTTTATATACTGTTGGCATTTGTTTAAGCTCCCATGTTTAAAAAGGGATGTATTTCTGTTGCTGCGGTACCCGTAGCAGTTGAACTAATTTGACCATTCGCCGCAATTGTAATGTTATTCCCCGCAACAAGTGTAGCACTTTGAGGTAAAGCCGTTAATGCTACGTTTGCAGCAGATTGTGTATCTATTTGAGATACAAATATTTTCGTTGTCATGTTATTTCTATCCAGCTAGTAGTATCTTCGTCCCAACGATATGGCTTACCATCTTCTGGCATAGGAGTAGGTGCATCCCAAAGACAAGTTGTTTCATTCAACACCCAAGAATTAAATGGCTTAGGTGGAATAAAAGCATCTCTGCTCTCGTCGTATGTATAACCTATTCCGGCATAATTTTTTCTATATGGTGTGCCGCCTGAATTGTGTACTCCACCTCTGGTATTATAAGATGTTCTTTTGCATACTTGGTTTCTAAAGGCACCATAGTGCAATTCCCAAAGAATGCCATCCTCGTTTTCGTCTTTACCAACGATAACTTCTGTAACTATATTATTTGCATCTAAAAAAGCATAGTGTGCCATTTTTATTTCTCCATTAACTCCAACTAATTGTTCCAGTGCCTGCGGTGAATGAATAAACTAGGAATCCTGGTCTTGATTCGGTATTAAGAGTGTAGGTTAATCCTGCTGAAACTACAGCATTAGTATATACGTTAGAATGCGCAAGAATAACTATGCCTGAACCGCCGCCACCGCCAGCGGATGAGGGGCCACCACCATGTCCTCCGCCGCCACTTCCGGTATTCACATTTCCGGCGACACCGGCAGGATTACCGTTTCCTCCAGCACCACCGCCCCCGGAGCCCCCTGTTCCCGCAGTGGTTCCAGGACTATATCCTCCTCCGCCGCCACCCCCGGCATAGATCTGAGATATGCCTGTGATGGAAGAAGATGTTCCTATTCCTCCAGGTCCCCCAGAAACGTTTGCAGTAGCATTAGCGCCTGCGCCACCGCTGCCTCCTCCACCTCCAGCAACGATTCCTATCGCAACAGCTCCTCTATAATTACCTGCGCCACCCGGATACCCTTGCCCCGAAGTACCAACGCCACCAAAAAGTCTACCTGCCCCCGGAGATGCAACCCCTAAAGTTCCCCCTCCGCCGCCTGAACCGCCGATATTTCCTGAGTTTAAGGGAGAGACAGTTGGACCAGATGTACCTATGCCACCATTACCTCCACCGAAAGCTACACCTGAACCTCCACTAACCACATTCCCCGAAAAGGGACTAGATCCACCTCCGGTCGGATATGTAGAACTTACACCCGTTATATACTGTCCAAAAATACTTGGGCTACCGCTTGTTCCAGGATTCGCCGGCGCAGGAATGCCGCCGCCCGAACCGCCTGCTCCAATGGTACATAGATAATTAAAACTTGGGCCTATAGTTACAATAGTATTACCCGAAAGTAATCCTCCTGCTCCTCCACCGCCGCCCACGTAAGCTGATGCTCCTCCACCGCCGCCGCCGCCGCCGGCAATTACTAAATATTCTACGTTGAAGGATAATTCTTTAGGAATAGTTGCCCATCCGGAATTTGTATAAGTTTCAAAATTATTATTTTCAGTATTAAATCTAAGTATTCCGGTGGCTAAGGAAGTTGGTCTTTGTGCAGTATTTCCTGTTGGGATTACTAATCTACTGGTAGAAATATCAACTACCCCCGATGGGTCTATTCTCATAGCAACATTATTTTGATCGGCTACGAAAACTATATTACCAGAATTATCAGGCTCAATTACTAATCCTGTAGTTGTATTTGATCTTATTATTGTCATACTTGTCTTACAGTTATCCAATCGTTTCCGTTATAGCCCTCAACCGCATTTATTGAGGTATTAAATCTAATCTCACCAGTAATAGGATTTGCTGGTCTTTGTAATGTATTTCCTGATGGTATTACTAAATCCGATAGTAAAGTAACTCCGTCGTTATTTATTAGCATAACATTGGCTTCGACAGACTTAAAAAGTATTTCATCACTGTTATCCGCTTCTATGGATAAACTTGTTGAATTGGTTCTGCCTGCTCTTATTATAGTCATGGTTGTATTATTTGTCTCCAATCAACACCATCATACCCCTCAATCTGATTCGTTTGATTGTTATAACGCATCATACCTGCTTCTGGGTTGGCTGGTCTTTGTAACGTATTACCTCTTGGTAATGTAACATAACCTGAATCAAGAGTCAATCCAAATAAAGTTAAAGACGAATCTTCGTTATTGGTAAAAGTTATCTTGGAGTTTTGAATGCTTATATTTTTAGGCATTTTAACTCCAACTAATTGTTCCAGTACCTGCGGTGAATGAATAAACTAGGAATCCTGGTCTTGATGCGGTATTAAGAGTGTAGGTTAAACCCGCGGACACTACTGCATTAACTACAGTATTGGCATGTGCAAGAATAACTATACCTGAACCCCCAGATCCACCTGTGCCCACTGGAGCTCTATTTCCAGCGCCACCTCCGCCACCGCCAGAGTTTATAGTCGCATTAGCTCCATTGGCTCCTCCATTTCCCCCGGCACCGCCACCGCCAGAAGCGGTACCGCCCGTAGCGCCAGGGCCAAATGATCCTCCGCCACCGCCACCCGCTCTTTCTATACTAACCCCGGTGATGCTGGAGTTAGCTCCAACTCCCCCTGCTGCACCATTCGGTCCCCCTACGGATCCTGCTCCACCTGCACCTCCGCCTCCGGATCCGCCATTAGTACCAGTGTTGTTTCCTCCTGGATTGCCTTGACCAGGAGTACCTGTTCCTCCGGTTCCGGCGTATGCAGCGCCGCCACCTGATCCTCCAAAAGTTCCATCTGCGATAGGATAAGAACCGCCGCCACCTCCACCATTACAGGTTATAGATGAAAATACGGAGATGCTTCCGTTTGCTCCTCGACTAGCATTTCCGACTCCTCCAACACCGCCGCCACCGACAGTCACAGTATAGTTTACATTATACCGAGCACTTAAGGTATTCGCTAAATAACCGCCAGCGCCACCGCCGCCTGCCCCTGCGGTATTGGGATTATCTCCACCACCACCGCCGCCGCCAGCAATAACTAAATATTCTAAGGATATATCGCGTGTGGAAACATCTACCCAGGATCCAGTATAAGCTTCAAAAGCATTGGATTGATTGTTAAATCTTAGCATACCAACCTCAGCTACGCTGGGTCTGGTCGCAGTATTTCCTACAGGAACTTTGATATAGTTATTTGCAACAACAAAAGAAGTAACACCGTTATTCTGTATGTGCAGAATACCATCGGAGTTACCTGTAATTTTTAAACCTGCAGAACCTGTTACCGCTCCGCTATCTGAATTAATTATTGCTGGCATAAATTTTTAAACCCATTGAACTGTTCCGGTACCTGCGGTGAATGAATAAACTAGGAATCCTGGTCTTGATGTAGTATTAAGTGTATAGGTTAATCCGGCGGAAACTACAGCGTTTGAAAATGTATTGGCATGTGCAAGTATGATTATACCCGAACTTCCAGAACCCCCGGAGGGACTTCCTCCGCCGCCTCCACTACCATATCCTGTAGCATTAGTTCCTGCTGCAGGAAATTTTCCTCCAGTACCACCGCCACCAGCTCCACCATTTCCGGCAGTTGCAGTTGGATTGAATGCCGCCCCGCCGCCCCCTCCAGCATAGATTACATTGGCACCTGTTATTAAGGATGGTTGACCATCGCCGCCTTTACCCCCAGATGCGGGTGAACCGTCTTGACCCGTTTGACTCGCGCCGCCACCTCCACCGGCCTGCAAGTTTGGCGAGGAGCCTGCTCTATGTACACCTCTACCTCCGGAATACCCCTGACCCGAAGTACCAATTCCGGCAATGGAAAATCCTGCAGTGGGATTTGCTGTACTTGCTCCCCCGCCACCCGATCCGCCAGGAGTACCATCATTAGGGGAAACGTAGGTACCGCCAGTACCTAGACCTCCAGCACCTCCCCCAAACGAAGTTACAGAAAAGGTAGATAGACTACCATTAGCAGCCGCAGCACCACCTGCACCTACTGTTACTGAATAAAAAAAGCTTGTACTTGCCACAATGTTGCCGGACAAAATCCCTCCAGCGCCTCCCCCACCTCCGCCGTAGCCAGATGGACCAGGTCCTCCGCCAGCTCCACCTCCGACAACTAAATAATCTACAATTAGATCTGACCTAGATATAGTCACCCAATTTAATCCGGTAAATGCCTCAAAAAGATTAGTTTGATTATTAAATCTAAGCATCCCACCCGTTGCCGAAATAGGTCTTTGTGTAGTATTTCCGACTGGCATCAAAAGTGCAGAATTTGCAAGAGAGATTACTGCATCTCCTGTGTCTATAATACCTGATCCTGAAATAGAAATTGTCATGATTGTTAGTTAGTTATTCCAGGTTGTTGAATAATTACCCATCTAATTCCATCGTATCCTTCAATCTGATTTGTTTGATTATTATATCTAATCATACCGGCGTTTGGACTTGAAGGTCTTTGTAATGTGTTACCCGAAGGTAAGGTTAAAGCTAAATTTTTTAAAGTTATAGTAGTGCCATCTTCGGTTATAGTATTGTTATCAGCATCAAAAGTAATGCTCATAGTATTAACCACCTTTGCCCTGGCGCAATCGTTACATTGGCACCATCTACAACAGTAACCGGCCCAATTGATAATCCATTTTGTCCTACGGGTATATCAAAATTTGCAGTAATCGTGGTATTGGAGAGAAGAATAACTCCAGATCCGCCACCTCCGCCGCCTAGTTGACTTTGAACGTTCGCAGCAATTTTTTCAATGGTTATCGCATTAGCAGAAATACCGGAAGATTTAATTTGTGTTAGGGCCATAATGGTTTCCTTTGAACTCTATTATTTATATTATCCCAAATCTTTATTTTTGATGCTAAAAACCGCATCTTTTTCTATTTCTATTGAATATTTGGACTTTTTAGGCTTATGTCTTTGCCTGAGCATCATGTTTGCGGCTACAACCAGCAGAATAGCCAGCGGGTCAAATACAAAGACCAGAATAACTATAATCATTCTAACCGCTTTGTCTATGGTCTCCAGATCATTCTTATCGTAGAATAACTCTGATACGTAGCGTATTGGGCCGATCTCAGAGTTCTGCTTATTTCTCTCCTGCTGCAACTCTCCGATTTCTTTAGTAAGATTTCCTATTCTATCCTGAGTCTGTTTGATATCTTTTTCTATACGAGAATTGCCTTTATCTCGTTTTTCAAGTTGAGCTAGAAGATTGTCCAGTCTTCTTCTTTCGATATCAAGTACTTCCTTGTTCGTTGCTATCTTTGTTTCATTTACATATAAAGATGCAGAGTCAGATGTGTAGGATTTAGATAGATAACCAAAGATACCTAAAGATGTAATTGCGGATAAAACAATTACGCTGATAATAAAGTATACTTTCATTATCCAATTTACCTTTGTCCACATTCTGTAGATAAAGGAAGCGGTAACCAGTTTGCCTAGTTCTAAGACAACGCCCATCGTTACAATGGGCCAAAATGCCGCGGAGAAGATTAGTGTGAGGCCGACAATTGAGAAGTATCCTGCTACTGCGGATATCCCTAATGCGGTTAAAAGAAGTATAGATGTGAAAATTTTATCATTATTCATACATCACAGTACTGCTATCGCCTAAACTCCATTTAGGATTGGTTTCAACGATATATTTCTTAGTGCATACTTTAAAATCCGGAAAGTTCATTTGCTTAGGATTACTTGCTGCATCAAAGAATAAACAACGATTATTTGGTTGTGCTGCATACTGACCATTATCAAGTTCTATAAAATTAAAACTCTTATGATCCTCTGGCCATTCGCTATATCCTGTGTCTATGATATTCGTATCAGGATGAGCATGATCTACAGTAAACATATAATTGCCAGAATACATATTCTTATCCTTGGCATAAAACTTACAGGATAGATTCTTTAGAAATGCCTTTTGTATAATTGTCATATTATAATCAAAGCAATCCCAAATTTGCAGTGTGTCTAAAGGTAAAAGCTCTTTAGATAAATTTTCTGTTCTACTGACGAAAGCATGTAAAGGAAGTTTATCATACAAAGCCCCGTAATTAGGTAAATATGCTTCTATTCTAAATGCCTGCCCTCTGATACTTTTTAGAGTAATCCAAATACAAGGTTCGAATTCACCGTGTCCCTTTTCAAAATCATAAAGAAACTCTTTACGAATATAACTATGAATGGGAGGAAGATTTGCGACTAAAAATGCCATTATGTTACCTTAATATGTGTTCTATGTACTCTACATTGAATCTGACCATTGTAATAATCAGTTGTTTCAAGAACTCTTCTATCCATTTGTTCTCGTGCTTCTAGATAATTACATGATCCTTTGTTAGGGCAGATGTGTAGAATCTCTCTAATAAAATTTTCTTCACCGTATTCTTGTACATCTTTTTTTACATCATCAGATGAGGACCAGTAAGTTCTCCAATCTGATTCTACTTTTAATCTTTTCTTTTTGCCCTTAACCGTTTTAGTTTTTCTAAACCAAAATAGTTTTTTACCTATGTATTTTTTATTCGTAACTTTATTAGTTATCAAATAAACATAACCATATGCATCTTCAGGAATCTCCTCTAAGGGAGCATTATTATATAACCACATAGAAAAATACCGATTCTAAATCAGTATTTATTATGGTTATCTACGACCTCCCAGTAATCACCATTTTCAACAAATCCCTCAGAATCATCTCTAGGTGGAACTAGAAAATAATCATCGGGATCTGTCATCACATCTTCTATCCTTTCAGTAGCAAGACCAGTACCCATCTGCCCTGTTTTATGTAGCATTTTTGTCTGAATAGACTTTTTATATCTATGTCCTTCAGACTCATCTCTTGCCATGTATTCTTTTTGTTTTTCTGAGAATACCTTTTTGTGTGCTTCTGTCCACTGCCTTGAATTTGCACATACCCTGCTACAAAATTTACCAGGCTTTTCGTGTGCTGTACCGCATTTAGGACACGTCTTCGTCATATCCTTCTTCTTCGTAACGATCGTCTTCTCCATCCATTTCAGTTCCGCAGAAAGGACAATGTGTTACTTTGTAGTAATTTTCATCTAGGTCATAATTTATCTTGAAGACTGCATCACATTCGAAACATTCGAAGTGTTTTCTGGCCATGTTATTCCCCTTCTTCTAACTTCAGCTTCAAACACTCTTTTTCTTAAATCTGTAGAGCTGAAATAATGATCTCGTTTGTTGTAATAAAACTTCATACCTCTTTTCATGCAAATATCTTTACCTGTGAATTCCTTGTCCATATATTCTTCGCCAAGAATTCTAACATCAATAGGTAAGGTCATTAGAATGTCTTCTAACTCTTTTTCAGTTGTATAGATCACAACCTCATCTACATATTTGCATGCTTTAACTTGTATTTGTCTTTCGATAATAGACTGTACAGGTTTATTTTTACTATCTCTATCTATAGTAGGATCGGTTTGAATGCCTACTACAAGATACTCGCATTGTCTTTTTGCTTCTTCAAGCATGGTTACGTGACCAGCGTGGAAAAGATCAAAAGTCGAGCAAGTGAAACCTACAATTTGATTTTTCATATTTTCTCCACTTCAATATTACATTTCTTTAGAAATTCTATACCATCTTCATTTCTATAAGCATTTTGATAGAATACTTTTTCTATTCCTGCAGTATATATAAGCTTTGCACAGTCGAAGCAGGGAGCATGAGTAATGTACATATGCGCGCCTTCTCCTGATTCTGATGATCTAGCTAACTTAGCTATAGCATTTGCTTCTGCGTGTATTACTTCGGGTTTGGTTTTTAGGCGTGTCGACGAACCTTTATGCTCAGGGCCACCGTTATCTATGACATAATTAAAATTTTCAGTGATCTCATCTTCACAGTTATTATCCCAACCCTTAGGTGTGCCATTGTAACCAATAGATATTACTCTATCTTCTTTAGTTACAATAGCACCAACCTTCAATCTTCTCGCATATGAAAGTTCTGCATAATTGCCCGCAGCTTTCATATGAGCATAATCAATCTTCCTCAGCATTCCATTTTCCTTTAGGACAAGACGTGCCTCTGACCATAGTTTTTGACCAGATGGCACATCCACAAATATCACAACATTTGACACCTATAATTGTTGTCAAATGCTCACAAGAATAACAAAGTTCTCTGCGCCTATCTACAAAATGAATAGGAACATCTCCTACGCTGCCTTGCCCCATACGTCTGTCCAATTTCCACTTAGTGCACCTTTAGCATAATCTGTCGCTCTATTTTCAAAGAAATTAGTATGCGTCGGTGCGTTAATCATAGTTTCGACCCAAGGTAAAGGATTCTTTTTACGCTTAAAGATTCCTTTTAATCCTAAACTAATAAGTCTTCTGTCTGCAATATAACGAATATATTCTTTTACTTCTTCTTCGGTTAACCCTTCGATTGCCCCAGATTTGAAAGCAAGTTCAATAAATTTATCTTCAAGATCAACCATCTTCTCCGCAATCGTGTATATCTTGCCTTTGAGATCATCATTCCAAATCTCCTTATTTTCTTCTACATAGGTTCTAAATAACTTAATCATTGCCTCAGCGTGCTGCGTCTCATCTACAATAGACCAAGTTACAATTTGCCCCATGCCTTTCATCTTTCCATGTCTAGGAAAGTTAAGTAACATGATAAAGGAACTGAATAGTTGCATTCCTTCGGTGAAAGCAGAGAATACTGCAATATGAGTAGCAGTAGAAGCAACATCGCCATTCTGTGAGCTAACACCAAGAATGTAATCATGTTTAGCACGCATTTCTTCATATTCTAAAAACTCGTTGTAGGTTGATTCGGGCATTCCCAATGTTTCAATAAGATGAGAATATGCAGCAACGTGTAAAGCTTCTCTTGCGGCAAATCCTGCTAGCATCATTCTTACTTCAGGTTGAGGGAAGTATGGCAAATAGTTTTTAACATACCCACCTGCTACATCAACGTCTCCTTGAGTAAAGAAACGGAAGATGTTTGTTAAAAATTCTTTTTCAGCATCTGTTAATTTCTTTTTCCAATCTTTTACATCCTCAAGCATAGGGACTTCTGTATGTAACCAATGGCTCTGTTCATGTTTTAGCCATGCATCGTACGCCCAAGGGTAATTAAAAGGCTTGAAGGAATTTCTTTCGTCTGTTAATTTTAAATTATTCTTTTTTATCATTTATATTCCTAGTTTTATTTTTCTTCTAATTCGTCGATAAAGCCCATCATAATTAAAAAACCTGCACCGCATAAAGCCATACCAAACAGACTACCTAATCTTATAGCGTAGGTCATTAGTAGCGTAAATACTAATAGATTTAAAAATAGTTTCATTGTACTACCCATTTAACCATTCTCGCAACTCTGTCTGAGGTTTTGTTCCTGTCATCTTTTTAACTACTTGATTATTACTATCTAACATAATCATAGTAGGTACGCTTCTAATACCATATTCTAAAGCAAGATCAGTTCTTTCATCGACATCAATAACATCAATAGGAATATTTGTCTCAACTTCTTCTAAAGTCTTTGCTAATGCCTTACAAGGCCCGCACCAAGATGCGGTAAATCTAAGTACTTTCATTACTTCTCCTAAACAGTAAATGATGAACCGCAACCACAGGTTGCTTTCACATTTGGATTTTTAATTTTAAATTCTGCACCGAGTAGAGATTGTTCATAATCTATCTCTGCCTCATTTAGATATTGCATACTCATTACATCAACCACAACTTGTATTCCATCCTTTTCAAAGGTAAAATCATCTTCTGCCGGAGGATTTTCTTCAAGAGTAAAACCATATTGAAATCCGGAACATCCTCCACCCTCGACAAATATGCGAAGTTTTAAAGAAGAATCCTCTTCATCAATGATAGATTTAATTTTCTTAGCTGCTGAATCAGATATAACAAGCATCACTTGCCCTTTTTATACGAACTACACATCATTTCGAATTCAAATTGTTTTGACTGTATCTGCCCATAGGAAGCTTTTGGATTTCTCTGTCTATATTCTTCTTTTTGTCTATCTATACAGAGATCATATTCCGAGGTGCATCCTACCATTATAATAGAACTGAGTAAAAATGTCAATAGTAAACTTTTACGCATTGTATTCTCCTAATCGTTTAAGTATTATATTAACTTTTCTGTAGAGTATCTACAAATTCAACTAACAATTTTTGATGTCTATAATTATGCCAATGTCTCGGCATCCAAGTATAATCATCATACCAATACTTTTCGCTTTCAAGATGACATGCTATTAAACCTACATTATTTTGTATAATTGCCATTGGATGACCTGTTGCATAACTGGCAATAGTTTTAAATTTATTTCCAATGTAAGTACAGCCATCGAAGAAAAACATCTTATCTTCTACTCCCCGCCAAACTACAGGCATAGCCTTTGCATGAGGTCTTCTGGTATTTACATTTGGTTGTCTAATATACTGGTCAACTCTTACGTTATCAAGTATATTAAAAAATTTCATATCCGCCCAATAGGCACCCATACAAATGCCAAGGTACTTTCCTCCTCGCCTAACATAGTTTCTAACTAATTTTTTAGTATTAGGATGTATAGACGAAAAGGAGTCCATGTCACCGACTCCCCCTGGAAAGCAAACTATATCAACATCGTCAAAGAAGTTGCTTTCTATATCGTGCTTTGTAAAAATCTTAAAATGATAATATGGATCTAAAGCCTTGATAATACCATTGCCTGATTGTACAGAGCACTTTGGATGATTTAGAAATAAGGCTATTTTGCCCTTCATGTATATCTCTATTCAAATAATTTTATCCTTCACAAGCTAGACAGGTGTCTCCTTCAATCATAGCTTTCATATCTAATTCCTTAATAACTTCTCTTTCAATTTTCTTAGAGACCTTATCTGCCTTACCAATTTTTTCAGAGCGGCAATAGTAAAGAGTTTTTAGTCCCTTCTTCCAAGCCATAAAATGAATAGCATGTAGATATTTTACATTTGCATCTGGTCTGAAGAATAGATTAATAGACTGTGCTTGATCTATATATTCCTGTCTATCTGCAGCATGTTCTATAACCCAACGCTGATCTATTTCCATTGATGTTTTAAATACATCTTTTTCCCAGTCTCCCATCCACTCTAGATGTTGCACTGAACCATCATTTGCAATAATGCTTGACCACGTTTCATCATACCAACCATCTTTATATGATTCTGCTTCTTTTTTAATAATTTCATCGAGATATCTATTCTTGTTTAATGATGATCCTGAGAGGGTATCTTGTCTGTAGGCGTTTGCACGGTACGGCTCCACGCTAGGAGAAGTATTACCCATAATAATAGAAGAAGAAGCATTGGGTGCAACAGCCATGAGATGAGAAAAGCGTTTGCCAGTACCAACAGCGTCAGGAGCCTCACCCCGCTCTTTAGCCAATACAATATTTGCCTCATTTAATTTCTTTCTAATATGACTAAAAATTTGCCTATTCTTACCTACCGCCATAGGCGACTCGAACGCAATGTTATTTCTCTGTAGATAAGCATGGAAACCAAGAGCCCCCACACCAATGCTGCGCTCTTGCTGAGCAGAGAACCTGGCTCTAGAAATATAATCAGGAGCATTGTCGATAAAGTACTGAAGTACATTATCCAACATCTCCGCCACGTCCCGAAGAAAAAGTTCATTATTTTTCCATTCATCATAATACTCCAAATTAACAGAAGATAGGCAACAAACTGCTGTTCTATCTTTATTTGTAGGTAGAATAATCTCACTGCACAGATTAGATTGCTTGATGCTTAAGCCTTTTTTCTTTTGAAACTCAGGCATTGCTCGATTACTTGTGTCAATAAAATGAAGATATGGTTCACCTGTCATCATTCTAATCTCAAGAATTCTTTGCCAAAGTTCTCTGGCAGAAACCTTATCTCTTACTTCTTTTGTATGCGGATCTCTAAGTTCCCATGTGTCATCTGCCTGCGAATCTAACATACATTTTTCAATTATCTGCATAAAATCATCAGTAATGTTAATACCGTGATGCAGATTAAGTGCTCGCATATTAGGATCGCCCGTGGGCTTTCGCATCTCTAAAAATAAAAGTATATCAGGGTGGCTAATGTCAAGATATGTAGCATAACTGCCACGCCTAGTGCGACCTTGTCTATACGCAAGTGAGGATGCATCATATGTTCGAAGATGAGGCATAATACCAACGGACTTATCATCAGCAGAACGAATACCCAGTCCAATTCCAACTCCTCCTCCTAGCATTGAAAGCCAGTTGACTTCCGATAGTGTATTGACAAGACCTTCTGCGCTATCATCCAGATAGGGAAGAAAACAGCTAATAGGAAGGCCACGCTTACTACGCCCAAAAGAAAGAATAGGAGTAGAATAAGAAAGCCAGTGCTTAGAGCTGTAATCATAAAGGCGTTGAGCATGGCTTGGGTTAGAACCGAAAGCTTTTGAGACATAGGCAAACCTTTCTTGAGGGGAAGTTTCTTCCTCCTTCATGTAACTATCTTTTAGTCTTTTAATACCTAACTCGTCAAATAATTTATCTCGGGAATAATCGACATTAATCCCATGTGCAACATTTTCTGCCATTGATATGCTCCAGTGTTATTTTTATTTTAAAGATTCGAAATTTTTCTTTTGCTCAGTGTACCATTCATTCCACATTTGTACTCTATTTGCACATTTGTGATATTCCATATAGTTGTTGGATACAGACTTAGCAACATCACTAAGTTTAACATCTTCATTCATTTGTTTCAATTCCAGACATGGCTGTTTCAATTCATCTGGGGCGGCAGGAAATTTTACAGTTACAGGAACTGTGGTAGAACAACCAAAGAGAAAAACGGATGTTAGAATAAGAATAAATTTATTCATTTGCTCCTCCTTCTACTTTAGTTGCTGCTTCATTTACAGCTTTTACAAATTCTTTAGGAATGACGCAAGTACTATCATACTTTACAACTTCTCTATCAATGTATTGGACATTATCTTTACCTTTTTTCTCAATAAGTCTATTGACCACTACAATTTTGTCTTTGATTTTAGTATTAGTTACTACTACTTTCTTTTCTACAATCTTTACTTTCTCTTCCATCTCAGCTACACGCCTTCTCCAC